CTACTTCAAGTAGCGCCGATGCTCGACCACCGTGCCGATGATGGTGAGCGGCTGCCGGTCGCTATACAGGCTGGCGAAGTCTTCGTTGAGCGGCACCAGTTCGAAGATGTCGTTGCCGTGCTGGTCGACGCCGCGCGGCCGGTACTTCTTGAAGGTGGCTTCCTCGCCGCCGTTCATGGCGATGACGAACGAGCCGGGGCTGGGGTTGATGTCCTGGTCGACGATGATCTTGTCGCCGGGCTGGAACATGGGCGCCATGGACAGGCCGCGCACGATCAGCGCAAAGGCGCGGTCGGACAGCCCCAGGTCGGAAACCAGGTACTCCAGGGTTTCGCCCGCGAAGCCGAAGCCCACGTCGGTCAGCCTGCCGGCCTGCACGTAGTTGACGACGGGAATGCGGCGGACGCTGCCCAGCGCGGCCCGGTCTTCACCCGAAGGGCCCCCCGACGAATACAGCCAACCCGTAGGCTTGTTGAAGGCGCGCTCGATGCGGTCGGCCATTTTTGCGCCGATGCCACGGCGCGGATCGTCGCCGGCGATCTGCCATGCCTGGGCGGGGGAGATGCCGACGATGTCGGCGAAGCGCGCCAGCGAGCCGGCCTCTTGGACGAGTTCGCGGGCGTTGCGGTGGGCGGTTGCGGAGAGGCTCATCGCGTCATCCTGGTGGGCGTATAAATATCGAATGATACACAATCTTTTGGTTGAAGTATCGGATATCTATTGATATCTTTCGTGGTGTTCCATGTCAGACCAAAGGAAGTCCAATGAACACCATCAATGAACAATGGCAAGAGCTGGAGGGCGCGTGGGGCCTCCTGCTCGGCCTGCCTGAATTGCCCACGCGCCAACACCGCATCGCCGACGAAGACCGGTCCGAGCGCCGCGTGTTCTCGGGCTGCCGCTGCTGGCGCTGTTTTCCCGGCACGGGCGGGGTCGCGCAGGGCGACCGCCGCACCCTGGACCGCATCCTGGGTGCGCATCTGGCGCGCATGCCGGACGACGACCGCGAGCGCTTCCTGTCCGACTGGACGGCCAATCCCCGCCATGGCCTGAAGGCGCGTGCCGTGCTGCAGGCATGGGTGCGTATCGCGCAGGGCTCGACCGAGTTCGAACCTGTCTACCCGGAGGCGGCATGATCCAGGTGGAATATCCGTTCAAGACCGTGACGCAGGCCATTGTCCATGCCCTGAACGACGAGCGCCGCGGCGGCAGTCCCCGGCCCGCCGCATCCCGCCTGGCCGATGCGCGCCTGGCGGATCCTCCGCCTTTCGCCGGCGCCGATCTCGATGCCGAGAAGGCGATGGCCGAGCGCATCCTGTCGAAGGAACTGAGCCGCCTGCATCTGGCTGCGCTGCGCGCACGCTATGCGCCGCGTCAGATGCGTTGCTGCGAATGCAATGGCCAGCGGCCGCGCCTGGAGTGGCTGGCGGCGCTGCGCGAGATCGCCAACGCGGCGGGCCAGGCCATGGGGCAGGCCGGTTATGCCGATCTGCGGCTGGCGCTGGTGCAGCGGCATTATGAAGACAACGGCGAACGGCTCGAGACCCTGGCCCAACGGCATCACGTCAGCCTGTCGACCGTCAGCCGCATCAATTCGCAAGTCACGCCTTTCCTGAAGGGGGCGAAGCACGGCAAGAACGGGGCGTTGCCGTTGCAAGGCATCGATCAGGCGGCGTATGCACGGGCTGAAGACATCCTGCGCCACGCAGGCTTCGTCGAATAGCGTGATGATGGCCTGGCGCAAGCGGGTCGGGTTGGCCACGGCGAATGTGGCGCGGTGAATGCAGTATAAAAATCCACGGCTTGCAGTACACAATAAAATTTGACGTAGAATGAAAAGAACATCAGAATCTTTTTTATCGGATTTCCTCAGAAATCCGTCCGGATGAACAATAACGAAGGCCCGCCAGCACACATTGCCGCGGGCCTTTTGTTTTTTCGCGCGTATCTTCCTTCAGGCAAGAAAATCGTTGCCTCCGACGAAAAACAACGTCAGAATCTGCTTTATCGGATTTCCTCGGAAGTCCGCCCGCAAAGCCCGCGAGCCCTGTGCCGCGGGCTTTTTCTTTTGCCGCTCCATGCCGGTCCGGCACGCATACGCCCCTTCCGCTGCGCAGCGCGGCACGCAGTGCCTTCCTCTTCTCTTTGCAGTTCACTACGGCGGTCCGACAGGTCGCCGCATCAGCCGCCCTCGGGCGGCTTTTTCTTTTGGAGTTCTACATGAGCGTTTTCCTTTCCAACGGCTCGACCATCGCGATCGCCGGCACCCTGGCTGCCGAGAAGACCGTCACCGCCATCTCGAATGCCAATCCTGGCGTGGCGTCTTCGACGGCGCACGGTTTCGTCAATGGCGACATCGTGCTGATGCGCTCGGGCTGGACGTCGCTGGATAGCCGCGTGGCACGCGTGGCCGCCCAGGCTTCCGGCACGTTCGACCTCGAAGGCATCGACACCACCAACCTGCGCCGCTACCCCGCCGGCGGCGGTGTGGGCGGCGCGCGTCTGGTGACGTCCGCCAGCTGGACCGATATCTCGCAGATCACCGAAAGCAGCGCCTCGGGCGGCGAGCAGCAATTCGCCACCTACTCGTTCCTGGCCGACACGGGCGACCAGCGCCAACTGCCCACCAAGCGCACGCCGCGCCAGATCACGCTGCAGGTCGCCGACGATCCCACGCAGCCGCACTACGCCATCCTGGACGCCGCCGACAGCGACCGCCAGGCCCGCGTGATCCGCCTGACGCTGGCCAACGGTTCGGTCATCTACTACGCCGCCTACGTGTCGTTCGACAAGGTGCCCACGCTGAACCAGGACGAGATCATGGTCCTGGCCGTGAACCTGTCGCTGGCCTCGGAGCCGACCCGCTATGCAGCCTAAGCCGGCGATGTTCAAGATCGTGGCGCAGCCCACGTTCACCGCCGTGGTCGACGTGCCGGTGCCTGGCGGCGGCGTGCAGCCGCTGGAACTGGTCTTCAAGCACAAGACGCGCGAGGCGGCGAAGGCCTACCTGGAGCGCGAGCCGCGGGAAGGCGATACCGACGGCTCGGTGCTCGACGAGATCGTGGCCGGCTGGCGCAACGTGGACGAGCCGTACACCACCGAGAACATGTCGGTGCTGTGCGGCAACTTCCCGGGTGCGCCGGAAGCGATCCTGCAGTCGTACCTGACCGAGCTGGGTGTGCTGCGCCGAAAAAACTAGGCGCCGTCGGCCGCGCGATGTACTGGCGTCGGCCCGACGCCCGGCAGCTTGCCGGATTCGGGCTGACGCCGGACGACGTGCGTCCGGCGGGTATCGAGGTGTGGGAAGAGCACGTGCCCGTCATCAACGTCTTCGACGCGATGGGCACGCAGTGGGTGGTGGGGATGAGCGGTCCCACGGGCTTGAATTATCAGGCCTTACCCATTCTTCTGCGCCTGTATGGCATCCCCCGCAAGGACCAGCGCCAGTTGTTCGAGGACCTGCAGGTCCTCGAACAGGCGGCGCTGAAGGAAATATACCGAGGTTGACATGGCAAACGAAGTAATCAAAGCCACCCTCCAGATCGAGGTCGACAGCGCGAAGGCGAAGACGGCACTGCAAGGCTTCAAGCGCGAGATGCAGTCGACCACGACCTCTCTCAATCAGGGCGGCCAGCAGGCCAGCAGAGCGTTCGGCAGCATCGGCCAGGCTGCCGTCGCGGCCAGCGCGAAGATCCAGGCCGCTGGCCAGCGCGCACTGGCGTTGCTGGACATGCAGTCGGAGCGCTTGTCCGCGACGTCTGCCGAATATGCCAGGCTGCGTGCGCTGCAGGCGGGCGGCCAGGGGACGGGTGGGCAGACGGTCTCCACCGTCGAAGTGCTGACGTCGTTCAGTCCTGGCGAGCGGGACGGCTCGGCGGCCGTCCCGGCGGCCGCTGCGCCTGGTCCGGCGCAGGCCGGCGGTTCCATCCCCCGACTGCTGGAACAAGGCAGCCAGCTGAATGACGTCATGGAGGGCAGCAAGACTATATTCAATGCGGCGGGCCTGATCGTCCCGCGCCTGACGCTGGCGGGCACCGCGTTGACGGCCGCTGCGGCCACGCTGGGGGCGGCGGTCTATTCAGGCTCGGAAGAGATCAGCCGCTATAACGAAGCGCTGTCGCTGACCGGTGGCTTCGCGGGATATTCCGCGCAGGAGCTCGACGACATGGCGCGCCGCATCGCCGGATCGTCGGGAACGGTGTCGAGCGCATCGGAGGCGTTGGCGCGGATCGCGGCCACCGGACGTATCTCGGGATCCGCGATCGAGCAGATCGGCCTGGCGGCCGTCTCGATGCGCGACACGACGGGCCAGAGCATCGACGAAACGGTCAGGCAGTACGCCCTGCTGGCCGATGCGCCGTCCAAGACGCTGGCCGCGTTGAACCGGCAGCAGCACTTCCTGACCGAAGAGCAGTACGACCAAGTGGTGGCGCTGGAAAAGCAGGGCTTGATGCACGAGGCCGCGACGAAAGCCCAGTTGATCTACGCGAACGTGCAGGTCGAGCAGGTGGAGCGTGTCAAGAGGGGGCTGGGCACCTTGCAGAAGGTGTGGATGTCGGTGAAGAGCGCGGCCTCGCAGGCGTGGAGTGCCATGGCGAACCTGGGCCGCGAGGACGACACCGGGACGCTTCAGCAACAGGCCGAAACGCTGCGGCAGTCGATCGCCAGCATCGAGGCCAGCAAGGAGCAGGCCAGACAGGCCTTGGCCAAGGGCGGCGCCGAAGCCTTGAAGGCGCAGGTGTGGCTCGGGTCCGGCCCTGCGTCGGCGGACGGCATGAGCAGCCAGCTCCGGCGGCAGTTGGCGGGCATCGAGTCGCAATTGGCGACGCGGTCGGCCGCGGCGAACGAGGCACGCGCTGCCGCGCAGGTGCAGGCTGACGCGGATGCGCGCATCGATAAGAAAGACGCTTCGATGACGTCAGGCAAGCCAGCCGTCAGGGTGATCGTGCGGACAGGGAATGCAGTGACACCTGCTCAGGCACAACCCACTGAACCGCCCAAGACCAAGGATCTCGTCGCGGAGTGGCTCCAGAACGCCGACCGCCTCCTGGACGGCATCAAGACGTCGCAGGCGTCGCGCAACGACCAGGCGCGGCAGGCCCTGACGGCGATGGGCATGAGCGACCGGGACGCGCAGCGCGCGGGAGCCAGCGCGTCGTTGGCCAAGGAGTTCCAGCAGTACGTGGATCAGTTGACCAAGAGCCGTCCCGCTGAACTCTCCGACCCTGACTTCAACCAGAAAATCGGTGCGGTCCAGGGCGGCATGCAGACGGCGCTGGCCGCGCAGCAATCGCAGTTCGAACGCGAGGACAGCGCGCAGGGCAGCTGGTACCTGGGCGCCCAGAAGGCGCTGGGCAACTTCGTCGTGGCGTCGGAAGACGGCTTCGGCATGATCAGGAACGCGACCTCGGGCTGGCTGACCAGCTTCGACGAAAAGCTGACGCAGACCGTGCTGACCGGCAAGACCAAGTTCTCGGACCTGGTCAACAGCATCCTGGCGGACATGGCGAGGATCGCCGTGCGGCAGAGCATTACCGGACCGTTGATGGGATTGGTGAGTACAGGTCTTGGAATGCTGTTCGGTGCTACCTCGACGCCAGGGATATCTGCCGCTGCCGGCGCTATGCAGGGCGGCCAACTGTTCTCCAGCCTGGATGGCATGACCACGCTGGGTAGCGGGTCCACGTTGGTTCTCGGTGGACGCGCCAATGGCGGTCCCACTGTGGCCGGAGGTTTGTACGAAGTCAACGAACGCGGCCCTGAACTCTATACGGCAAGTGGCCGCACCTGGTTGATGGCTGGCGGCAGCGATGGTTATGTCACGCCGATCACCGCTGGAGGCGCCGCGACCGCCGGCGGCAGCGTGGTCAACGTCGGCGTCACCATCAATGGCGGCGGCGACGTGCAGTCCAAGGCGCCCGGCGGCTACGAGCAATTCGCGCAGGAGATCGGAATCATGATCGATCAACGCTTCCAGCAACTCCAGGGGCGGTCGTACAAGCAGGGCGGCATGGCCTGGCAGCAGCGCAACGGAAGGGTGTGAGATGGCAATAGAAGAAACTTTCACTTGGCCGTCGGCCAACGATCCACAGGGCACCGTGACGTTCCGCCGCCTGGTCGCACAGTTTGGCGATGGCTACCGCCAGGCGGCCGCCGACGGGATCAACAACAAGGTGCAGTCCTGGCCGCTGCAGTTCATCGGCACGGACACCTATCTGGCGCCCATTCTGGCGTTCTTCGACCGGCACGCGGGCTACCGGTCCTTCCGGTGGACGCCGCCGCTGGGTGAAGAGGGCTGGTACGAAGTCACGTCGTACAGCCCCACGCCCATCGGAGGCCCGGTCTACACCATTTCGGCCACATTTCAACAGGTATTCAAGCCATGACCAAGCAGGTAATCAACACCGGCACGTCGCCGAACGATGGGACCGGCGATCCCGCGAGGACTGCGTTCGCCAAGGCGAACAGCAATTTCGACGAGCTGTACACGGCTATAGGAAATGGGGTGGTTCCGCTGACCCAGAAAGGAGCTGCGAACGGCGTGGCGGCGCTGAGCGGCCGCAGCGAATTGTCAAACCGGCTGCTGGCCGCCGGTCTGGCCTCTGGCCCTGCTGTGATGAGCACGGATGGCAGTTCGGGCAGCCAGTTCCGTGTCACGTACAGCCACGCGGCGGTTGTACGCGCGAATGACGGATCGGCCAACCCCGCCTTTCTGACCTATTACCCAACTGCGGTTGCCAATGCGAACGGTATGTACGCGTTGGAATTCATAGGCTACGCCCATTCCGGCGTTGCGTCGCTGATCCGGTTTGGTTTGAGCTTTTTCTATCAATCATCGAGTAGCACGTTTTCCAACGTGAACTTGACGCACTTCGGCGTTCGCAGGCCGACCGTGCGCCTGGGCGTGAACGCGGATGGCCGTCCGGTAGTCATCGTAGCTACTGACTCGGTGGGGTGGACTCACGCGGTGTTGGACAGCGCCCTGATGTCGCATAGCAACGCGACGGATGACTACATTCGCAGTTGGACCGGCGGGTCGGCGACAGATTTGACGGCGTTTACGAACGTTGTTGTGGCCCCTGACTTGGGCCCTCTCAGCCGTTCTGGCGACACGATGACGGGGCCGCTGCAAGTGCCGATCGGTAGTGCGTCGGCAGCCAGTGTAGCTATAGGTGCCTCCAACACGGGCCTGTATAGCGGAGGCGCATCTACCGATCTCACGGTCGCGGTGAATGGCAGTTCCCGCGTGCGATTTATGCAAGCCGAAATGCGAACTGTCGGGCCTGTGGCGTTCGCAAGCAGCATTGCCGCAACGTCCGACGTTCTCCTGACCCGTTCCGGTACGGGCGTGTTTGCAGTCACCGCCCTGAATGGCACGACCTTCAGCGGCCCGGTCACGGTGGGGCAGGGCACCGGGTCTGTCTTGACGTTTCGCCCTGGGAGCATTTTCCAGATCCAGTCGTCTCGGACGGCGACCGCTGGACGCATCGACATAGACGACATCCCGGTCGATGCAACAGACTCGTCCACCATCAATTTCAACCGTTCTGTGACTACGAGCGGTTCAGTGACCATCAATTTTTGCAACGGAGACGGCTCACTAAACGCAACCCACGCATTCCGGAGCGGGGGAACCAACGGACCAGCGTCGTCATGGGCTGATCTGGCGCGAGGCGGTGGCCGGGTGGGCATCGGAGGCGTAAACACCGCAGGTCGGACGCTGCGCGTCTACGGCGACACGCAGATCGACGGTCGCACGTTTCTCGGTTCCTACACCCAGGCCACGCTACCCACTGCGTCTTCCAGTACCGGCTGCATCGCCTGGTGCAGCAACGCCGCTGGCGGGGCGGCGGAGGTGCAATGTGATGGTACCGAGTGGATTTCGCTGAAAACTGGGCTGCCTGTTGGGTTGCAGGCGTACGTGAGCGGGGCCATTGGAGACGGCACGTATGGCACCTGGACTGCTCGCAGATACGCTGACGGCAGCATGGAATGCACTATGCGATTCATCATAGTAAGCGGCGGATTTGCGGCAGGGGCTCAAGTTTCTCTGGCCGCTACCCCGACCAATTGGCCTGTCACGTTTACTTCGGTGGATCGCTTACACACGAACTACGTCGGAGATTGGTCGCCGTATATGTACTCATCTTGCTCTGCAATTGGGGCGACGCTCACGACTTCTACAGGAGGGGTCTATATCAAGAATCTCGGGAATGGCAATACCGGATCGTTTGAAGGTGCTGTATATCTCACCGCCAAGGGCCGCTGGAAAGCTTAAATACTGGAGTAATAATGCAACTCAACGAAATCATGCTGCGCTTCGGCGCGTTCGGTCTGATCGGTGCCCACTACAAGGAAATGGCCATCGTCACCGACCCATTCACGAACCAACAGACCGAACAGATCGGTCAACCGCAACCCATTTTCGACAACGCGACCTTGGCCCAGTACATGGGCCAGGCGCTGACGCAGGCCGTCGAGCACAACACGTCCCTGCAGGCGGATCTCGGCGCGAAATCCGCGGATGTCGAGCGGCTGACGGGCGAGCTGCAGTCGTCGCAGTCCGATGCCGCGGCGTTGCGCGAGACAGTGGCGCAGTTGCAGCAGCAACTGGAAGCCTTGTCCGCGCAGGCGGCGCCACCGGCCAGCGAGCCGGAACAGTCCATCGAACAGCAGCCCGCCTGAGCGGGCTTTTTTACGACCATGCCAATCACATCTGATGTGCAAAAGCTGGAGCCGGGCGCCTTCGTCCGGCTGTTCGAACTGGACGCTACCGGCATCGGCGGCGATGTGCTGCGCTTCCATGCTCACACACAAGCTGGACCGATCTGGTGGCAGGGCCAGCAGTACGATCCGTGGGCGATCGAGGCCCGCGATTTCCAGCGCACCGGAGAGGCGCAGCAGCCATCGCCATCGCTGTCCGTGGGCAATATCGGCCAGGATACCCAGGGCAATCCATTGCCCGGCGTGATCTCGGCGCTGTGCCTGGCGCTGGATGATCTGGTGGGCGCGGTGCTGACGGTGCGCGAGACCCTGGGCCAGTACCTGGACGCAAGGAATTTCCCGGATGGAAATCCAGGCGCCGACCCGGTGCAGGAGTTGCCCACCGAAGTCTGGATCGTCGAGCAGAAGACATCCGAGACCGCCGAGGTGGTCGAGTTCGAGCTGGCCAACAGCCTGAGCTTCGACGGCCGCCAGTTGCCCGGCCGGCAAATCACCGCCGGCGCGTGCACCTGGCTCTGGATCGGAGGGTATCGTGGTCCGTACTGCCAGTACACCGGCAGCAAATATTTCGACGCCCTGGACAACCCGGTAAGCGATCCGGCGCTGGACAAGTGCGGCGGGCGGGTCGCCAGTTGCAAGGCTCGATTCGGCGAGTACGAACTGATCAACTTCGGCGGCTTCCCCGCAGCCGATCGTCTGAGGTAGACCATGCGCAAGAATATCCTGGCGGCGATCCGTGCGCACGCGGTCGCCGAATACCCGCGCGAGGCATGCGGGCTCATCGTCTCCGACAGTGCCCGGCGGGGGCCGGGCGGCGCGGCCGAGCGGTATGTGCCGTGCCGCAATGTAGCCGTCGACGGCGGCCAGTTCATGATCGCTGCCGACGAGTACGCCGCGGCGGAAGATGCCGGCCAGGTGCTGGCGGTGGTGCACAGCCACCCCGACGCCGATCCGACTCCCAGCGAGGCCGACCGCGTGGCGTGCGAGGCATCGGGCCTGCCCTGGTACATCGCAGAGGTGCGCCAGGCAGACGATGGTGTTGTGACTGCCGGGCAGGTCTATTCCTGGGCGCCCGAAGGCTACCAGGCACCGCTGCTGGGACGCGAGTTCCACCACGGCATCCTGGACTGCTACAGCATCATCCGGGATTGGTACGAGCGGGAGCGCGGCATCGAATTGCCAGATTTTGATCGGGCGGACGGCTGGTGGGAGGGTGAGGCCGAACTGTATCTGGAGCATTTCGGCCAGGCGGGCTTCCGGCGCCTGGATGGCGACGAGGCGCTGGTGCCGGGTGATGTGATCCTGATGCAGGTTCTCAGCCAGCGGACGAACCACGCCGGCGTCTATCTGGGCGCGCAGCCTCTGGCCGAGCGCCCGGACCTACATCCTCTGCCCGACGCCATGTTGCACCACCTCTACAACCGCCCAGCGGAACGCGTCGTGTACGGAGGCTACTGGCGCGACGTGACTCGGGCGCGGCTGCGGTATATTGGCCCGGCTTAGTTTCGAGGGAGCGGACATGAAACGCGTTATGACGGCGGTGCTGCCGGGGCTTCTGAGCGGCTGTATGGCAATGTCGCCCGCAGAGATCAGAGCGGTGCGGCCGGAGGTCTACCAGTCATCTGCGGGAGTCGACGAAATCATGCGTTGCCTTCGCGTTGATGACGATGCCAAGTATCTGGAGGTCACTCCATATCCGGAGTCGGGCCGATTGGAATTCGAGTTCAGGACGTTCCAGGGCTTTAGCCCCGTGGTGCTTTACCTGGCATCGGCGGAGCGGCTTGGCACGGGCAGCCGAATTGAGGGTCGATTCTCCGGGAAAAGTTCGATGTCGATCACGGAGACCGAGTTCAGGGGCTTGATGAAGCGCTGCGCTCCGCCAGCCTGAGCCATTGTCAGCCATACCGCCCGCCTTTGCGCGGGCTTTTTCTTTTGGGGCAGCTATGAAAGAGGGGCTGAGAACCGTGCGGTTGTACGGGCACCTTGGTGCACAGTTCGGGCGAACGCACAGACTTGTTGTCGGTAGCGCGTCAGAGGCAGCGATGGCGTTGTGCGCAACCCTACCGGGCTTCGAGCGGGCGCTTCTAGGCGACGATGGGAACGCCCGCTATGTCTGTTTGTTGGGTAAGCGGACGCTAGGGGAGGATCAACTCGGTTTACCCGCGGGGAATGAGGAGATTAGGATCGCCCCAGTGATCCGGGGTTCCAAGCGTGGCGGGCTACTCCAGACGATCCTGGGCGCCGCTTTGATCGCCTTGGCGATATGGAACCCTATGGGGTGGGTGGCGCTGGGGGCGCAGGGAGCAATGGGCACGACGATGATGTTCGGGATGGGCTTTTCATTGGCTATGGGGGGGATAACGCAGATGCTTACCCCCCAACAGCGTGGTTTATCCACGCGTGACAGCCCCGACAACGGTGCCAGCTACAACTTCAACGGCCCGGTCAACACTACCGCCCAAGGCAATCCCGTCCCCGTGTTGTACGGCGAGATGTTCGTGGGCAGCGCGGTCGTCTCGGCGGGTATCTATGCGCAGGACCAGGCATGACCGAACTGTACGAACAGATCGAGGCGCTTCGGCCGCCTTTTGCATTTCCGGGCCTCTGAGATGGAACCATGCGTAAGGCAACTTTGGCGGCGACCCTTGAACACGCGATCGCCGAGTCCCCGCGCAAAGGGAGACGGCGATGTCGTCGCGATGGGGCGGGCGTGACGCGCGCTCGGCTACGATATGTTGGTTGCGATTACTTGCTCAAGAGATCAGGATGAGACGCTTTTTTTCGATTGCGCTGGCGTTCGTGCTGGCGGGATGCGCAGCTCCAGGACGAGATGGACTCATGAAGCAGGGAGAGGCATGGGAACAGCCGATGCGCGGTGATGTCAGTAGCGTCAGTGATTGTCTATTCGACTATTTCGATCAAGAGAAATGGACGTTATCCGATGCCCGATCGCCGGTGACATCCGTAGTTCCTCGAGAAGGCGGACGCGAACTGATCAGCGTTGAGTCGTCGGTGTGGGCATGGTCCATTCTCTTGCTGCAGCGCGACGGGCATGTTCTGGCAAAACCAGTGGCTCGGACCGCTGGCGTAAATCCGATGCTCGCCAAATCTTACTATTCCGAAAAGGTGCGGAGCGCTCTCGCGGCTTGTGGCGCGTATTGAGATTTTCAGCTTCAAAGCGTTGATCCAATGCCAGCATTCGCACGAGACTAAATACCAGCCCGCCAAGTCCGGCGGGTTTTTCTTGGATAATCGCAATGTCTCAACCTTTAGTTACCGTCCGACTCTATGGTCGGCTCGGCGCGCAGTTCGGGCGCGTTCATCGCTTTGCTGTCATGAGCGCGTCGGAGGCGGTCCAGGCCCTATGTGCCACCGTGCGCGGTTTCGAACGCGAATTTCTCGCGGACGGCATCCGATATGCTTGTTTCCTGGGCAGGCGTAATCTCAGCGAAGAAGACCTCATGCGATATGCAGGAGCAGAGGATATTCGCATTGCTCCCGTGTTGCAGGGACGCAAGAGAAGTGGTCTCTTTCAGACGATCCTTGGAGCCGCATTCATTGCCGCATCCTTTATTCCAGGGTTGAACGTGGCTGTTTGGGCTGGCGCGTCAGTGACCTACGGCAGCCTTCTTGGAGTTGGCATGGCTCTCGCATTGGGAGGCATTACCCAGATGCTCGCTCCCCAGCAACGCGGCTTATCCACGCGTGACAGCCCCGACAACGGTGCCAGCTACAACTTCAACGGCCCGGTCAACACTACCGCCCAAGGCAATCCCGTTCCCGTGCTGTACGGCGAGATGTTCGTGGGCAGCGCGGTCGTCTCGGCGGGTATCTATGCGGAGGATCAGGCATGACCGAACTGCACGAACACATCGAGGCGCCTTCGGGCGCCTTTTGCATTTCTGGGCCCTTGAAAGCGATTCCCCGCCAAGGGGGCGGGTTGACGATCGTGGGGGCCAAGGGCGGGAAAGGGGGAGGATCGGTCCGCCAGCCCGTGGAAACCCCGGACAGCCTGCACAGCACGTCGTTCGCCAAGGTCCTGGACTTGATCAGCGAAGGACCGATCCATGGACCCGTGCATGGTCAGGACGGGCTGTTGCGCGACATCTATCTGGATGGCACGCCCATGCAGAACGCCGATGGCACATGCAATTTCCCGAGCGCGCAGGCCGATTGGCGGCCTGGCACCCAGGACCAGGAGCATGTCGGTGGTTTTCCCGAGTCGGAATCGACCACGGGCGTCAACGTCGAGCTGACCGGCGCTCAGCCGTGGCTCCGCCAGATCACCAATCGGGAACTATCGGCGGTACGAGTAACGCTGGAAACGCGCGGCCTGTCGAAAGCCAACACTTCGAACGGCGATATCAATGGATATCGGGTCGAGTACATGATCGATGTCCAGACGGATGGAGGCGCCTGGCAGGAGGTGTTGCGCAGCGCGTTCGACGGCAAGACCACCTCCACGTATGCGCGAACGCACCGGATCGATCTTCCGAGGGCATCATCCGGTTGGTTCCTGCGCGTCACTCGCCTGACGCCGAATGCCAACAGCGGCACGATCGCGGACACCACGTATGTGCAGGCGTTCACCGAGGTCGTCGACGCCAGGCTGCGCATGCCCATGTCGGCTCTGATGGGAGTACAGGTCGATGCCGCCGCGTTCCAGAGCATTCCGCAGCGCGCCTATCACCTGCGTGGCCGTATCCTCGCCGTGCCCGGCAACTACGACCCGTCCACGCGGACCTACAGCGGCGTCTGGGACGGCGCGTTCAAGCAGGCTTGGACCGATAACCCGGCCTGGGTCTTCTACGACCTGGTCAGCAATCCGCGATATGGTCTGGGCGCATTCATTCCAGCGGGCAAGCTGTCGATGCTGAAGTGGGCGTTGTACCCCATCGCGCAGTACTGCGACGAGCGCGTGCCGGATGGCTTCGGCAACCAGGAGCCGCGTTTCGCCTGCAACGCGTATCTGCAGCAACAGGGCGATGCGTACCGGGTGTTGGCTGACCTGGCCAGCGTGTTCCGGGGCATGGTGTACGAGCAGGGCGGCGCGGTCATGGCCAGCGCGGACATCCCCGGTGAACCGGCCTACACCTATTCGGCGGCGAACGTCGTGGACGGTCGGTTCAGCTACAGCGGCACGCCTCGGCGTACGCGCTACACCGTTGCTCAGGTCAGCTGGAACGACATGGCGGACATGGGCCGCGCCAAGATGGAGGCCGTCGAAGACACGGCGGGCCAGGCGCGATATGGTCTCAACATCACGCAGGTGACGGCGTTCGGCTGCGCTTCGCGCGGGCAGGCTGTACGCGCTGCCAAGTGGGCGCTGCTGACGTCTCAGCGCGAGACGCAAGGGGTGACGTTCCGCGTCGGCCTGGATCACGCCGTCGTCGCGCCCGGCAAGATTATCCGTATCGTGGATCCGAACCGTGCGGGCCGGCGCATCGGTGGCCGTATCAACAGCGCTACCCGGTCCGGGGTCACGACCGACTTCTCGGTCATGGTCCGCCCCGGAGATCGCCTGGTGGTCAACCTGCCCAGTGGGGTGTCCGAGTCGCGCATCATCGGCGGCGTCGTGGGCGAGGGATTGAGCGCCGATGGCACCACGTGGCGGGCCGACAGTTCGGAGCTGACGGCCGATCTGGTCGGCTTGCCCGGCGCGACGCTCGACATCACGGTGACGCCGCCTTTCAGCGAATTGCCCGAACCCGATGCGGTGTGGACGGTGGAGTCGGGGCAACTGACCTCTCAGCTCTACCGCATTCTCACGATCTCGCGCAAGGACGGGGCGATGGAGGCCGAGATCTCGGCGGTGGCCCATGAGCCCGGCAAGTTCGCCAATGTCGACTACGGCACCAAGATCGATACCCGGCCCATCAGTGTCGTCCCTCCGTCCGTGCAGCCGGCGCCGACCGAGGTGACCTTGTCGTCGTACTCCGTGGTCGAGCAGGGCATGGCCCAGCACAACGCCGTCCTCCAGTGGCCTCAGGTGTCGGGAGCGGTGGTGTACCAGGTGCAATGGCGCCGCGACAACTCCGACTGGATCGAGGGCGGGCGGACGAGTTCGTCGCGCCTGGAGCTGCAGAACATCCGTGCGGGATCCTACATTGCACGGGTTCGCGCGCTCAATGCGGCGAACATTCCCTCCGCCTGGACCGTGTCGATGGAGACGCAACTGACGGGCACCATCGCGCCGCCGCCCAGCGTCACCTCGCTGACCGCCAAGTCATTGGTGTTCGGCATCCAGCTGGATTGGGGCTTTCCGACCGGTCCTTCGATCATCGAGCGCAGCCAGGTCTGGTACTCGCAGAACGATGACCGCGAGCAGGCCACGCTGCTTGGCGAATTCGCCTATCCGCAATCCACGCATACGCTCTTCGGGTTGGCGGCCGGGGCCAGGTTGTACTTCTGGGTGCGCCTGATCGACAAGCAGGGCGAGATCGGGCCGTGGTATCCGGAGCGTTCCGGCACGCTGGGCATGGCCAGCGCGGATGCCGACGAGATCCTCGAGTATCTGAAGGGCGAGATCACGGAGACCGAGCTGGCGCAGGATCTGCTGACCCGTATCGACAACACGTCGCCGGCGCAGATCCAGATCAACCAGATCGCGACGGAAATGGCCGCCTTGTACACGCTCAGGACTCAGCTGTCGGTGAACGGCGACCGATATCTGGCGGGCATCGCCGTCGGGGTCGAGAAGGACGAGAACAAGATCATCTCGCAGATACTGCTGGCCGCCGAACGCGTGGCGATTCTGGACGAGTCCAGCGGGTCCGTGATGACGCCTTTCGTCGTGCAGAACGGCCAGGTGTTCATGAACCAGGCGCTGATCGGAACGGGCTGGATCAAGAACGCGCATATCGACAATGCTGCGATCACGAACGCGAAGATTGCCGATGCCGCGATCACCAGTGCCAAGATCCAGGATGCCTCGATCACCAGCGCCAAGATCCAGAATGCGTCGATCACGAGTGCCAAGATCGGAACGGCGTCGATCGACACGCTGCATTTGGCGGACGGGGCGGTGACCACGGGCAACGCGACCGGCTTCTCCCTCAACTACTGGGGGCAGGGGTCAGGTACGTCGTCGGCCAGCCTGACGTTCCCCATCAAGAACTCGAATTCCAATGCGGTGTGTGTATTCAGTGCGACGCTGCCGCCTGCCCAGTGGAATCAGCAGGGTGGGGGTGATGGGGGATACACACTGGTCTACGTCCCGGGTGGAACCTACCGGTTGCTGCTCGATGGCAATGCATTGACGGATTGGATAGATGGTTCGAGCTTCACGTCCCAAAGCTTGGCGCTGACGGGTCTTTCAGCGGGAACGCACACCTTCACGGTTGAAGGCAACCGCGACAGACCGAATGCCTGGGGCGGTCGATTGGCCGTCCTGTCGTTCGCAAGGTGATACGAGGCTTCCTCGATTCCCGTGCCTTGCCGGCACGCTGGTCCTGCCGTGCCTTAACAGGGCGGCAGGCTCCATTCCTGCATTTCCTGGAGAAATCAATGCGCCCCATCGTCATCACCGCCGGCCACAGCAACGCCGACCCCGGCGCAGTCGCCAACGACACCACCGAAGCCATCATCGTCACCGAGTTCCGCAATCTCGTCGCTGCCCAATTGCGCGAACTCGGCGCCAACCCCATCACCGACGGCTCCGGTCCCCACAATCTGCCGCTGGCCGACGCCATTCGCCTCATCCAACCCGGCAGTCTGGCCGTCGAATTCCACTGCAACGCCGGCCCGCGCACCGCCACCGGCGTCGAGACCCTCAGCCGCCCCGACGAACAGGCTTTCGGCGGCCGCCTGTGCGAGGCCATCTCCGCCGTTCTCGGCATCCCCAGCCGTGGCGCCAAGGGCGAAAGCGCGGGCCAGCATGTCCGCCTGGGTTTCGTCCGCGCGGGCGGCGTGATCTGTGAACTGTTCTTTCTCACCAACCCAACCGATCTCTTGCTTTACCAAGCCAATAAAGAAGCCCTGGCCATCGCCGTCGCCGACGTCCTGATCGCCGAGGCGCAATGAAGGGGAATCCGCTATGGCGTTACTCGAGTCCATGGCAATGATGTTGCCGCTGGCGGCCGGAGATCCCGGCGCGGCCGCGGTCTCCGCCGAGGCGCTCAGCGTCGGCCAGATCGTCGCGTACATCGTGACGATCCTGGTCGGCGGCGGCGCCGCGTGGAAGGTGCTGCCCATCCTGCTGGCGCGCCTGTCCGTGTCGCTGGCAGGCGCGAAGTCCGAACGGGACAGCATCGAACGCCTGGAGCAGCAGCTGCAGGTCGAGCGGCAGAACGCCCGCCAGGCGCGCGAAGATGCCAACGCGGCCTACAAGGAGCGCAACGACATCCTGCGCGAGATGGGCGACGTGAAGGCGCAGTTGGCCGGTCTGACCGAACGCGCCACGGCGCAGGCCCAGACCATCGAGCGGCAGAACCATCTGATTTCCGAGCTGACCGCGCAGATCCAGAACTTGAACGAGGCCGTCCATGGCAAGAATGCTTGAGGGGTTCGCGGGGGGCCATCCGCGATTGACGCACGGGCTGCTGGCGCTGTATGCCCTGGCCTTGGTGTTGGCGATCTTCGTGGGTGGCTACGCCACGGGCTCGCTGGTGGCGTGGAGCGACGCGGGCCACGCGATGGCCCAGCAACGCGAGGACTATCGCCGTTCGTTGGCGGCGTTGACCGACAAGACCATCGGCGCCGCGCGGCAGGCGGCGGATGCCGCCGGGGACGTCCAGGCGGCGGGCCGTATCGAGGACGTGGCGGAAAATGTGCTGGAAGCGGCGTCGGCCGTGAAGGTGGGCAAAGTGTTGAAATCGCCGCCCGCCGCGCCCACGCCTGGGCGGCAACCGGCCACCTCCGCGTGGGGGGATACGCCATGATCGCCGACGCTTTGGCCCTGCTGTCGGGATGGCGCGGTTACGCCGCGGCGGCGCTTGCGGGCGGCGTGGCCATGGCGGGCGTGCAGCAACTGCGCGTCGACGCCGTGCAGGCACGCCTGGCCGCCGCCGAACTGCGTGTCAGCATGGCGGATACCGTGAACCGGCAATGCGCGGCCGACGTGAGTGACGCCCGTGCCGCCGTCTCCCGGCTGCGGGCGGAGGCGGATGCGCGAGAGGCGCTTGCCAAGGCGGCCGTTGTGGCGGCCGAAACAGCCGCGGCGCGGCATGAAAGCGCCGCCGGCTATTGGCGCCGCCGGGTCGCGCAACGCCCCGACCAATGCGCGGCCGCCGAGGATGCGCTGGACGAGTACTTGAAGGGGGCGCCATGAAGGCCCTGGCCGCGATGTCATTCCTGAGCTTGAGCCTGGCCGGCTGCGGCGCGACGCCCATGATGCGGTCCGAACGCGTCGAGGTGCCGGTAGCCGTGCCTTGCCGTGTCCAGCGGATGGCAGCCCCCGCATGGGCGACTTCGGAGCTGCCCGAGGACGCGTCCTTCTACCAGAAGGTGACGGCGCTGCTGGCGGAACTGGAGCAACGCAAGGCCTACGAGCGCCGCATCGAGGCCGCGCTGGCGGCCTGCGGCTGA